ATCTGCTGTGACTGCTCTGAAACGCCCTTCTATCTCTTCTTTTTTATTCATCATAGTAGCAATAGATTCACAACTAGGATCTATATCAATGCTACGAATATTTTTAATAGGAATAGCACTTTGAAACAGCATACTTGATAGTACACCAACCCATCCACCGTGAATATCCACAGAAAGAGGAAAGTCTAATTCTTTATTACGCTCAGGATAGATGTAATAGACTAGATTTTCTATTAACCATTCTTTGCTTTTTAATTGTCCTGACCAGAACGCATCAAGAGTCCTCATAGGATTTTCGCTTTCACGAATAGCACACATCCAGTAGTGTAAATGTTCTAGATCAATTTTCATAAATTGGTATCACTTTATTAGTATTGTTTATTTTTTTCTTTGGCATATTTGTTTCTATATTACATACGCAAGAAGTTTTGGCACATATTACTGATTGTACTATTGGATTAAACTTTTTATCAAAATCTAAGTCGTATAAATTGTAATGAAAATCATTTCCGTACAAAAATTGATTACAAGTTCCGGTGATATCTCCTGCCATTGAGATATGAACCCAATTAATTCCTAAACTACATTCCCATCCATAGAAGTTGTTTAATCGTTTTAATAAAATTTCGTTTTCTTCTAATCTATATTTTTTACCTGTATTGTCTTTGGCGGTTACTATGCTTCGATAATATTTGTTATTACGCCAAAAGAACCATAGACTTACTCGCCTTGCTCTGTGTTTAGACAATAATTTTTTTTGATCAGCAGTATAGTCTATTGTTTTTCCAATAAGCTCAACATAACGAATAGTCCATTTTCTACGACTACGTTTAAGATATTCAACCATCCCAACACATTGATCCCACGCAGTAGGATCCATCATAACTGATACGCTTACAACTACTTTTTGATCATACAGATAATCACATAAATCTCTATATTGTTCTATGTCTACATATTCTCGATGACAGCTCATATGAATTCTATCAAAATATCTAGCATTATTTTTCCACCATTCAATTTTTTTCGAACCGTTGGAGGTCATTGAAATTAGACAATTAAAATTTTCTTTTAAAAACTTAACAAACTCTGGTAAGTCTTTCCAATGGGTGGGCTCCCCTCCACAGAAATGTATATCAAAAACTTTTTTATTTGTGTTCTTTAGATAATGATTTAAGAAATGAGACATATTTTTCTTTATCACTTCTATGTTAGGAAATTTATATGTGCCTGCATTTGAGTCTGGCCAGCAGTACCAACACTTGTAATTACAATAATTGCCAAGATTCAAGTCTATGTTTAAGACTTCATCTCGCCAATTGTTATCTATAGATACTAAATTCATAATTTTTGTTTTGGTATCTTACTATCTGCCGAACTAACACACGTAGGAGTTACACAAACTCTAGGTTTAGTAATAAGTTCAAAGCCATCTGTTAATGTTCCCAACGGAGCATCGTGGCAACTATAACTTCTTTTGACTTCATTACCTCTTATTATAACACTTTGATATCCTGCATTACAATTCCATCCTTGAAATTTATTAAATCCAAACGCATTAAACCGTTCTGCTTGATCAAAAAGATATTCTTTTCCGTCTGCATCATATAATGCTATCTGATAAACATCTTCACCGTTGGCACGTTGAGGGAATCCTGTTTGCATAAGGTGAATCATTTCTTCAGTATATCCGTCAACAACATGGCTAGCGGTAGGATCACTTTGAGGTTTTAGAGTTACATTAATACCTCTGTTATGTAATCTTTCACACCTCTCATATAGCTCAAAAAAATTCTCCGGTACCATTACTTGATTAACGGTAACATGAACTAGTTCATACATTAATTGTAGACATTTGTCTCCAAACTCTTGTTCTTTGGCAAATTCAGCGTGATAACTTGCCGTAATACTTCTCCGTTGAAGCATTTCGGTATTGGAGCACCAAGTTTTCCACCATTTGCTACCCGGACTTAAATTTGTAGTCATATGAACACTCTGATAAGGTGTCCCCGGACCGTCATCAATATATTTTACCAAATCTAAAAGTTGCTTATATGCGGTGGGTTCCCCACCGCTGAACGACCAATGAAACTTATCAAAACCATTTTTTCTTGCCTGTCTTTTTATTTCATCGATAGCATTTGTGTAAACCTTAAACTCTTGATAGTCTAACTTATCCGATCTAGCATAAGGCCAGCAGTAACTACATTTGTAATTGCAAAACCTTCCTAGAATCCAACTAACGGAAAATAAATTATCGGACAACATAGTTCGTTGTCCAAACCTTGTTATATTTTGAAATGGTATTTCTTGAAAATTGATATTCATAAACTGAACATATTTAAGCCACAATCAGTTGTTCTAGGCGCATTGCGAGTATATAATAAGTATGTGGTCGTGAGTGGAATATGGCAGACCTCCCGCCAAACCCATAGTTTGGAAAGGGGCCGGGACGATGGGCGTAGCCCGCAGTTCTTGTAGGTTCGAAACCTACCGACCACACCAATATAAGGAAAAATATAATATGTCAAATACCGTAGAACAATTAAAAGCTCAATTCGAAGCATTCTTAGCAGAAGATGCAAAATTTACATCAGGTAACGGTGCAGCAGGAACAAGAGCACGTAAAGCATTACAAGAAGTTGCTAAATTAGTCAAAGCACGTCGTGGAGAAATTACAGAGGAAAAGAACGCTCGTAAAGAAGCTAAAGGAAAATAACATGTTAACCGCCGATCAACTTAAAGCAATTAGCTCGGAAGAAATAGAAAGTATATCCGAAGATGTTGTTTTAGATCCCGGCGCTGTTGGTGCTGCTCAATCAATCTATGATTTATCTTATAGCGGCACTGACACTATAACAATTTCTTCTTTAGATTCGTTAACAACAGCCCCGATCACCACAATAACTTTGCCAAGTACTAGTGGTATATCATATACCAATACCTGGACTGGATCTTGTTATACTATGAACACAGGTTCAACGTGTTATGGTACGCTAAATGTTTCGCCTCCTAGGGTTAACTTTGATGGAAACGGAATACAATTAGATAAAGAAGCAGACATTAAATTAGGTGATGTAAGCCTAAAAGAGTTTTTAAAAAGAATGGAAGATAGATTATCAATCCTTGTTCCAGATCCAAAAAAACTTGAAAAGTTTGCAGCTTTGAAAAAGGCATACGAACATTATAAAACTCTAGAAAGTTTATGTTTTGATGAACCGGAAGAAGATCAAAATTGATAAAAGTATTAGATGATGTAATTCCTGAACACCTTCAGGATTACTTTGAATTAAGTATTTTAGGTCTCAGCGGAGATAAAATGATGCATCCGATAGTAGACCTAAAATGCAAATATGAACTTACCGCAAGAGAAGAATCTTTCGCTCCGCTTAGTTTTGTTCATGTTCTTAAATCATCAAACACTATTTCGACACATCTGCCAAACTTTGGATTAATTCCTCAGCTGGTATTTGCAAAAGAAAATATTCAATTTAAAGATATATTAGTTGGACGGATTTTTGTTTTAATGCCGTATAAAACTAATAAAGAATACTATGACCCTCATACAGACTTGCCCTATCCTCACTTAGTTGTGTTATACTACGTTAATGACAGCGACGGGGATACCGTATTCTTTGATAACAATAATAATGTTGTTCAACGTGTAACACCTAAGAAAGGTAGAGTTGTATTATTCGATGGTAATCATAAGCACGGTGGCGGCATTCCTAAAAACGGTCCCCGATGTGCTATCAATTTTAATCTAGCAATTTAAAGGAAAAATAAATGGATGTTAAGCTCGTCTCCTATTCACAACCAACTGCCGATTTTGCCGACAAGGGAATCGACGATGCACAAGAACTCATCGCCTATTGTGCCAGAGTCTCAAACCCAAGCAATCAGCTCAACACAGACACAAGTGAAAAACTTATCAAGTATCTCGTTAGACACGCACACTGGAGTCCTCTCGAAATGGTATCAGCTTGCATGGAGATTACGACAACACGAGATATTGCACGGCAAATCTTACGTCACAGAAGTTTTAGTTTCCAAGAGTTCAGTCAGCGTTACGCTGACCCAACAAAGGATCTCAGCTTTGTACTTAGAGAACCAAGACTCCAAGATCCCAAAAATAGACAAAATAGTATAGAACTTGTACAGGATAATCCGGAAGCTCGAAGACTAACACAAGAATGGGAGAAAGCACAGACTCGTGTTAAACTTGCTGCCTTAGAGGCCTACAACTTTGCTATTGAAAACGGCATTGCTAAAGAGCAAGCTCGTGCTGTTTTACCAGAAGGCCTAATTGAAAGTAGATTGTATATGAACGGAACACTTCGTTCTTGGATTCATTTTATTGAACTTAGGTCAGCAAACGGGACACAGAAAGAGCATCAAGAAGTTGCTGTGGCCTGTGCTAAGGCCATTGCTGCAATCTTTCCAATGAGTGAGAGTTTAGTACAAAATGGATAACGATCTTGTTAATGCATTCTGTCAAAATTATGAGGTTCGTGTCCTAAACGATCAAAAGCGTAGGGCACGATATCATCCTCCTAGATTTTTTACAGAACCAGAACGTGCTGACATCATCCGAAATGATGTTGTAGAATACGAAACTGAAAAAGTCATTACTTTAGAAATACCAGAAGGTAGACTCCGCACTCTTATAGAATTAGAAAAACGTTTCTTTAGGTGGCACAACCATTCTAAAGGAGAGATCGATATGTTCCAAACTTTAATGGACAAAGAAAGAGAAGAAGCACACTATCGGCATACCAATCCTGCTGTCCAAAAAGCCTACGAGCAGTATTCGATCATGCTTAATTTGGCAGGATATCAAAGGAAAATTTAATGGAAACACACCAACGGACTATCGCAAGAATGGTTAGTTACAGACTAACTGCTTGGTTGTTCACAATATTTTGGACATATCTGTTCACAGGAGATATTGGAAGTGCAACTGGTTTTGCAACAGCTCTACACATACTTTTAAGTATTGATTATTACATACACGAACGAATTTGGCTAAAAATTAAATGGGGCAAAATTGAATCATCTTGACGGGTTTTTTAATTTCTTGTATAATTAAAGTGTTCTACAGAGAAAAACTATTATGAGAAATTATTGGACTTGTACAAAATTTGCAGATTGGCTTCGCGGTTCATCTAAGCCGACCGCCGAAACTTCTAAAGGCTGGGCGCAATGGAAACGTGCTTCTAAAGAAAAGCATCCTTTCCGTTATTGGCTAGCCGAAGAGGGCCTTGACCACATCCAAGACGTTTGGATGTTTATACCTGATAGGATCAATGATGTTAGATATTATATTAATAATCGTTGGGTTACTCGCACTCATTGTCTTTCTGCTAGCCCTAGCGATATCAAGCGTGGCACTTGGTGCGATGTTGGGAATCGATTCCTGCCATGCCTTTTTAACGAACTTGTTGACTTCGTTGAAATCGAACTAGCGTGGAATTTCTGCGTTTGGGACGACGAAGCTCGTAAGAAGTATTCTTACCCTTGGTGGCGTCGTTGGTATCGTAACTGGCGTTCTGAAGAAGCAGCAATGGCCTACTGCGCTTGGGCAAAAACTTTAACCAATGCGGATTTCCTAGACGAAGATAAAAAGCACGAAGCTGTACCTACCTCGCAGGCACTTGCTGCTGCGGAGATTGAAATCCTTTACAAATGGTGGAAGTACGAACGTCCTGCTCGTCCAGATCCCTATGATGTAAGTGGCTGGTCAGCTATTTGCGAAAATCGTCGTCAGAAACACCCAGACGAATTCTTTCCAGAAGACGATACCAAAAAAGAAAAAGCCGAATCTAAAAAAGCTCTTGACAAACTTCACAAACTGGAAGCACAATATGAGAAAGAGGACGAAGAAATGATGATTCGTCTAATTAAAATCCGTCAATCACTTTGGACATAATATGAAAACTTCTTCGTTTAGAACTTGGGTCAGAGAACTATGGTATGAAAATTGTGAGGAACATTTTCAGGCTAACATTCCCAAATACACACACGAAGAATATTTTCAAAAATTTAAATGGTGGCTTAAGAGAGAATATCGTTATCAACAAGGAATACATGACAAAAAAATCTAAACACGAAGACCTATACAGCAAGTATTTGGCTTTCAATAACATTATGTTAGAAGAATACTCACCAGAAGAAATTGCTGCTGTCATGGCTGTGCAGGCATTTAGTTTTTATAAAACAATTATGTCTGAGGAAAATTATCTTAAAATTATGGACACAATGTACGAAAACAGACATAATGTCAAAACATTTGATACTGGGACCTTATAATGAAATTACAAACACCGGCAGAAGGTATATTAAAACGCAACGATTTTGGAGATTCTAAATATTATCAAATAGTCTGTGGCTGCGGACAAGAGTCACACGATCATAATCTAGAAGTTGAAGCGGACGAATGCGGTGTAAATGTAAATGTATTTGTGTCTGTTAAAACAGATTATTGGACTGAAGTAATCAAAAAACGATACGATATTGATAATGTTTGGCTTCAAGAATTTGATTGGGCTGTTAAAGATATCATTAACGGTCTCTTTACAAGATTAAAATTAACTTGGACCATTTGGACTAAGGGTTATGTAAGATGCGAAACCACAATCACAATGAGTGAACAACAGGCTCTTAATTACTCTGAAACATTAAAATCTGCTATTAAAGATGTAAAAGAATTTAAAAATCAAAAAGATCCAAAAGTTAATCAGGCAATTATAGAAGCTATTCAAGGAGATTGTGTATAATGGCAACATGGAAAATTTCTAACCTTCATAAGAAAAATGCAGTTGAATATCAATACTGGACTAAAGACGGCAAAACTATTATTCGAGAAGAAGGCTTCCGCTGGGGAACCTGGTTTTGCGAAACTGACGAAAAGCCCGATGTTGACCTTAAGAATCCAGACGGATACGAAGTAGGTTGGGGTGGCGAATATGAATGGGAGCTTGACATGATGGACGACGGATGTTGGGCAGAGACTCGTGCAGGTGACGGTGCTAATGATGACGATGTAGAAGAGTTTGATGAGCTATGGGAGGAGGACTCTTACTCAGCAGTTGAAGAAGCAGGTTGGGTAAATGATGACACCGAATATTGGATCTATGGTCCACTACAACTTGTTAACGAAGAAACTGGGGAAGAATTTACTGGGGAAGAATAATGGCACACTATACAATTACTCCTCTTGAAAAGAAAAGCATTTACATTGTCTACGAAATGTATCGTGAAAATGATGACGGTACTATTAGTTGGTTCAATGTAGAGGATCATTATCGTTGGGGGAAAGGGTTTCTTGCTGAAGATATGGAGTGCAATCTTAGCGGAGCCGAAAGTCCTACACAATATTGTAAGGCCGAAGACGGAGAATACGATAGTTGTGATTTAGACGATCAGGTTGCTTGTTGGTTTGAATTTAGTGACGACATTGGCGAAGAAGAACAAGAAGAAATTAAGCGTCTATACTTAGAAGGCAACGACGACGGTATGTGCGGTGCTGGTTGGCTCTATGATGGCGAGCACGATTGGCAGGAAGAAGATAGTTACGTTGTTGTATTGGGTCCTTATAAAGTTGAATTTTGCAACGAAGACGGCACCGTTATACGAGAAGTAAAATTGCGTACACAAGAAGAATGTAATAAAATATACGAAGAAACTGGTCAGTATGTATCAAAAGATCCAGAAGTAAAATGAAAGAAATATCTAAAAGCCCCGAACGACATTCTTTCCAAAAGGAAGGATATGTTAAGCGTCAGGCAGAAAAAGGTGAACCTGTAAACGAGGCCTATCTTGACATGTTCGATCAAATTCTCGAACAGCACGATCACAAGTTTGACGATCCAGAAACTCATAAGAATAATATGGAGTACGATCTCTTAACCACTGAATGGATTTTAGAGAAAGTTCGTGCTAATGATGTCTATGCCCAAAATTTGTATGCGGCAATGTGTAACAACGGTTTTATTAAATTGGATGTCATTCCTATTCTTAAACAAGAAGAATGGGGTTGCTCTTGGCGTTATGCAGGCGGCATAATTGCAGATATGCAACAAAAAGGCGACTACATCGATTGGTATTGTTCAGGCATTCGCGGCGGTATGAGCTACGACGACAACCTTGATGTAAATCTTGTGCCGGAAGGTTATATTACCGACGAGATCCGGAATGATCTCCAACGTCTTGGCTGGGCTTTGGCGCCCGGTGGAGATTGGGAAGATTTTAACACCAAAGGAGAAAAGGTAAAATAAAATGACCTGGGAACTATACGAGGTCTGGTCTGTCGACGTTGACGGACACGAAGAATTGGTAGATACTACCAAA